GAATATGCATATAAAATTCTGTTTGTACCAATGATTGCGTATTTTCTAGCTTTACTATTTACAAAATGATGAAGACCGCGACCTGCTCCAGTAAGAGCATCATCCCCTAATTGTTTCCAACCACCTATTTTCTCAGGTGTGCCATATCTAAAACGAACATTATCACAATCAATCCATTGCCCTTCGGCTCCTGTAGGTGTGATTTGTTTATTGATACCTGGTTGAAATCCAATTTTTTGTAGCATATGGCTCCATTATAATACTATTATATACCTGACGGTAGACCTAACTTAGCTCTTCCATCAAATTTATTTTTATCAGCAAATGGGCCATTTACATGATTATAATGTAGAAATACTTGACCGCAAATGTTCCCGTCAAAAGGCTCTCGCCAATGTTCGAGTTCGCAACCACTATATACTAACATATCTCCTACTTCAAGCAAGACTTTCTCACCTTTTGGAGCATTGGGTTTATGTATGTTTTTATATTCGTCTATTACATTATTTGATCCAGTAGGATCTATAAATATAGGCCAAGGATCACCACCTAAATTAACTGTTGTAGATATTTCACAAGAAGGTCTATCTTTGTGTCTTTTTAATTGATCTCCTTTTTTATATGCTCTTGCATACGAATAAGTTGGTATTAGTTCCAGACCTGTTTCTTTTTTCATCACAGGTAACATCTTAACTAGTAATGTATCCATTACAAAGTCACCATAACAAGAATAAGTATTTGGTATTTGTTGATCGGTCCATGTTCCAAGGATCGGGGACTGTGAGTGTATGTTGTTTTGATACATATAACTTACTGCATCTCTTTTAAGCAAGAAGTAGTTAAATATAAAATTAGCTAGTTCGTATGATACAGCATTTTTTATAACTTGATATTTAAACATTAAATCCTTTCTGTATAAAATTAAATGATACAGATATTCTTATATCATTACTTTCATTTGGTTCAACACAATGCCATAACCAAGAAGGAAAGATAATTATTCTACCTTCAAGAGGATCTATATGAACTTCTCTCCATAAATGTGATGGAGGTTTACCTTGTTTTCTTGTAGGCATAACCATGTGTGCTCCTGGTCTTGGTTCATTAAAAACAAGTTTACCAGAATTTTGTGGAGCTTTAATATAATAGACACCACTAAAATGACTATTCGGATGTAAGTGTGGTCTATTCATTCCACCTGGTGGATTTATATTTGCCCACATGTTTCCCATCATAGGTTCTCTATCCAACCATTCTTCTACAAAAATTTCACCCATCATTTTATACAGTTCATCTACTAAAGGTTTAAATACAGGTATTTCATTCATGTTAGTTTGACTATGCCAACCTTTTAAATTAGTTCTAGTCACACCTTTATCTTTGTTAGACCAATCAACAACTTCTCTTTCAAAAAGCCTATTATCTAAATTAACATCTTTAGCATATACAACGGTCGGAAAGTATGCAGCTTTAATCATCATTTAAATGGTGTCCCTCCAAACCACATTACTAAAGATTTTCTATTTCCTCTAGTGACTGGTTTTACTCTGTGTCTTATAAATGATGCAAAGAACACTGCATGTCCTTGTTTTATTTTTGCAACTTTACCTTCTGACATTAATTCTAAATCACCACCTTCAAACTCTGACTCAGGTGACAGTAGACATGTCATAGATATTTTTCTAACAGGTGGTTCATGAGCCATGTTTACATCATTATCAACATGCCATTCATAAAACCCTCCTTCAGGATATTCTGTGTACTGTGCAAGTTCTGTTATTTGCATTCCTTCAAAACCAAAATGATTGCCATTAGTTTGTTTCATAATTTTTTCTATATCTTTGTACATGTCCGCCATTTTTTTAAATGGTATCCAACTAATGTGTGAGGTTCTAGTTTTAGTATCTACAACTCCACTTTTAATACCTTGATCACCTGCTCCAACAGATGCATCATTTCTAGGTTCCGCACGTCCTGCTTGAATAATCATTTTACATTGTTCAGGTGTAAATATAGGTTTTGTAGTTTCTACTATAAAAGATCTCCAACGTGGTTCTGTTATCATATTAATATCCGTATTCTATCCATCCCGTTATTATATATTTGTCATTTGATAAAGGTGGGTTGCCTCTATGAATGTGTGTAAATTGTGAAGGCCATACTAATAATGTATTTTTTTCTGGTTTAAACCTACACTTTTGATATAAAAATTCTGTCTCTCCACCTTCTGTTACATCATTTAGATATATCATAAAAGCTAGTATTCTATTTCTTGCTTTCATTTCTGCATTCTCACAATGCCAAAAATGATAACCTTCTCCTACTTTAGTTTTTTGTATTTTAACTTCTAGTATGTTGTGTGTAGCTAGTTTTTTTAGATAAGAATATTTTTGAACATACAAAGGATACACTTCTTTAAAAAACAAATCTATAAAAGGTTTGTTGTTATAAGTCATTGCAACATTAACATCTCTTATCAATTGCATTATCAGATACTAACATCTCATCTTCTCGTCTAGGGTATACTGCACCTTGTTGCTCACACTTATTAAAGTAATTTATATAATCCTCTATTAATTCATTTGGCATAAAGTTTTTAAATATACCTATATGATCGTCTCGAACTAAATATTGTCTATCCATTATACAGCTCCTCTATTTCTAATAGGATCAAACTGTACATCACAGTTTGCAGCTAGTGTTCGTCTAGTCTCATTCGTTCCGTTAAAAGGATAAACACAGTGTCTCATATCATACGGAAACACATAAAAATCTCTAAGGTCCATTGGAGGCTGATAATCTATTTTTGCAAACTGACCATTACTTGCACCTAATATTTGTAGTCTACCATTCTGTGGTATCTCAGCATTAGAATATTCTCTACCATATGTCGATGGTAGTTTTAAAATCATTACAGAAGATAAACCTGTAAACAACATACCTCTATGAATATGTGCAGGATTATATTCATGTGCTTTCATTTCATTAACCCAAATAGAGTTAAGATGAGTATCATAATCTCTAATTTTATTAAACGCTAGATAGTGTTTAAATATGGTCATAAAATAATTTGTTACATTTCTTGGTAACATATTATGATTTTTCATCTTAGATTGATCTTGACCATTATAAAACAAACTATGTTCATTCTCAATCTTACCAACTAACTGTTTATTAGCAGGTTCAAGTCTATTAAAGTTTTGTTCGTATATTTGATTAATCGCAGAAAAAATATCTAAAGGTACTTGATACTTTAATATTGATTGACCTAAGAATACAAAATCAAACTTTAGGTTTTCCATGTTGTTCAAGTTGTTCTCTTTCTTTATAACTACTTTCTAATTCACCAGATTTTCTAATTCTTTGTAGTGATTGTAATTGACCTAATACATTGAACTTATCGGTGTCAGAAGAATTTTCTGTAAGCTGTCTTGCTTTTTCAGCATACTGCATACCATAAGATTCTAGTTGATGTTGATTAACATCTTTATCATTAAAAGATCCATCATTAAATTCTTTCTTTAACTTAGACCACATTTTAATTTCTCTCATTCTATGTTTTGCAACTTTTTCCATAGAAGCTTTTGCAAATCTACATTCATCTAAATCTATTTGATATTTAGTTGTTTTGTATTCATCTTCTTCTTTTTCGACTTTACCTTCTAACCATTTAATCTTTGCTTCGTTTCTTCTATAATCAAATGATAGTGTCATTAAGTTATCTAAGTATGATGATTGTTCTCTTACACACTGCCAATATTTTGCAGCTTTAGTTGGATACCTATTGTCTTGTAATACAGAAAACCTTGCTTCTGTTTCTGTTCGAAACATTTGTTTCTTGGTCCATGTATCACGAAGCTCGTCTACCATACCTTTAAAATCGGTAAGGTCTTGTTGCTCCAATAAATTATTTAAATGAGTTTCTTCTTTTTGTATAATATCTTTTACGTCTTTTTTTTCAGTCATTTCTTTATCCTTTATAGTTGTATCTTATATATACTATCTTAAATATATATCAACCCTTAACTAGTTGTAAACGTCTCTGTAACTTTACCGTCACCGTACCATTCTTCAGATGTTGCAGATACACCTGTTGATACTTCGCCATGAGAAACTAAACCTGCAGTTTGACTACAAGTGCTATCAGCAAGTCTTGATTTTGCAGTATTCATTATTTGCACATTTGTCCAATTTGAACCATTCCAAGACTCTACTGTTGTTTGTGTAGGAGGATCTCCTCCAGCAAATATAGCAGCTGTTGATGTTCCAAACCCTGATCCAAAAGTTCTTGCCGTATTTAAATCGTTTACTTCTGTCCAGTTTGTTCCATTCCAAGATTCTGTTGCACCTGATACTGGAGGAGTTCCGCCCCCAAAAGCTAAAGCTGCTGGCTGTGTTCCTGCCCCTGATATTTTTGATCTAGCAGTATTTAAGTCGTTTACTTCTGTCCAGTTTGTT